TTATTTTATGGTCGGGACATCTGTTTGCGCAGAAGAGCCTGATATACGCGATGAGCTCCGCTTTTTTTGGACAGTTTCTGCATGGGAGTCGGAGTTTGTTGTTGGGGATTCTTGCTGTTCTAGTTTAGCAAGTTTAGTTTCTAATTCTTTTATTCTTCTCTCTTTTTCCGCGATGATTTCAGCCTGTAGCTTTTTGTAATCCTCATACATATTATATATATAAGCAGTATCCATTGTATTAGGTGAAGCTGTACTTTTTATTTCATTTTTTAACATAGAGCCTTCGCCAGTAAGAAGCCAGCCAATATCTAATCTGGGGAAATTTATTGCAATGCTTTTTAATTTATCAGGTTGAATAGATACCCTCATGCCCGAAATAAAGCCTGTAGATACTCCTATTATTCTACAGAAATCAACATCTTTTATACCTTCTTTTTTTAAAAACAGTTTAAGTCTTTCTTTAACAGATACTTCCATTGCTTTGTTATTTATATTTTATTCTAAATAGATTGCAATGCAATAAATTATTCACCTTTTTCTTGGTTTAAATTATATTTGCGTCAGGTTTAATATAAACCGCGCCAAATATAGCAATTTTAATCCAATAAATATTGAATATGGGACAAGTAATTAAGTTAGGCGCACAAGGCAAGAAGGAACTTGCTGTCGCCTTTAAAGTAACAATGGCCTATGTCGGACAGGTTTTGTCCGGTCAGAAGAAGGGTGGTAAAGCTCCGGCAATCTGGGAAGCCGCCAAGAAACGGAACGACAGTAAGCTGTACAATGTTGACGAAATCGTCAAGCATGAAACAGTCAAAATACTCGACAACAAGGGTAATGTGAAAGCGGAACGTACTAATTAATAATGTATTATTATGGAAACACTGAACAACAACCAGCAGACAACAGGTCTGCAAATCTTCAACAATTCGGAAATTGGTGCAAAGATTCGCGCTACTACAGAAAGAAATGAAACATGGTTTGTAGCTCAAGATATCTGTGATATTTTGAATCTGAAAAATCCAAGAAAGGCGATACAGTCGCTTGATATGGATGAAAAACATGATGTAACTATTAGTTACACCCCAGGTGGAAATCAGCGAGTTAAGGCAGTCAATGAATCCGGTTTATATCATTTGATTTTTATATCCCGCAAGCCCGAAGCAAAAGCCTTCCGCAAATGGGTAACTAACGAGGTTCTCCCCTCCATCCGTCGTACCGGCGGCTACTCCGTTCGTCCGGCACAGCATCCGACGCTTCCCGCACCCAAGTACCGTCCGGACTTCATCAAATGGAAACAGGCTGTGTGCCGTTATCTCAATCGGAATGATCTGAAAACGGTCGCCACCAACATGAAAGTCACCTACTCCCATGTATGCAAGGTGTATTCCGGCAACACAATGAGCCGCCGTATAGCCGACAGGCTGACGAAGCTGGTCATATCCCACAAGAACAAAGGCATCATATATCCCGAATCTGTTCCGGTGTACAGACAACTGCTGATAGAATGGGAGGAACAGGGATGATTACTTATACGATGGGTATCAACCTTGAATACCTGAGGATCGTGATAACGATCTGGCGTGAATACGGGATGATCTGCCCCATCATCATTCCCAAGGACCAGGACGCCGAAGGGGCGGTGATGGTGAAGATAGGACCGACAACCGACATGAAGGTCGCGGAGATGGTCGACAAGATATGGGACATAGCCGGAGCGAAGCGTCTGGTCAAGGAAATCGAAAAATAAACCAGTTCAAAATTAACACACCATGAAATTTGATATTCAATTTGACGAAGTGCACAAGATTGCGATACAGATAGAGGAGCTGGCGCACAAGCTGGCAGCGGAAACCTCCAAGGAAGGTTCCCGTGACGAGAACAGTATTTATGTATATTCAGCCGAAATCGCCCGTCTGGCTTTCCCTGTCACGCCGACAGTGGACGGAGCGCGTCCTGCAAGACCCTTATGTATTCACCACCCCAGTCTCGTGAAGATCGAGAACACATTCCGAAACAGAAGACTGGATATATTGACTGACAATGTTGACAGCCAGCGTAAAAGTATGGATCAGTAGAGGGTTATTATCCAGGAAGAAGGCTATCTCCCCTAGTTTGTATGGAGAAGTCTTGTTTTTGTCCGAAAGGCTGGATGTCATAAACAGAAGACCGGGCTTCCATGCTTCTCCAAAACCGGATAATATTTTAAACACTCTTTTAATAGCAGCCTCATTAGTAGCCCTGCAAGAAACAGTTACCTGATAGGTGTCAATAGATTCATCATTCATGACTAATAATTTTTAAAATTCGACATAGCAAAAATAACAATAAACCCTGAAGGGCGCGTCCAATCCGGCAATAATTTTAAAATTCGACACTTTATCTTTATCCGGATGCGCCCTTAATTAAAAACCGAAAGCAATGAGAACATTCAGAATAATCCATATAGTGGCCGCAGTCATCGGCCTTGTGGTAGTGCTCAGACTGGCGGACAATCTCCGCCCCACCTTCAACGAGAACCTTGCCGCCTCGGTCCTTGCAGTCGTATGCTGCCTTTCCCTTATCGGACAAAGGTATTACAGGGAGGAAAAATAGGACCGCGGTCAGGGAGCCGGAAGGCGGCCCACGTTTCCGGTCCGACGCCGGAAACCGCACATAAGTTAAACAATAAGAACCGATATGGCTGTAATCTATAATGACAAGGTATGTATCTACGCCAACGAGCTGATCATGTATGATCCGAAACGCAAGGTGGGCTCCGAGAAGGGCTTCCTCCCGATAGGAACATACAACACGAAGGTGAACAGAAAGCAGATTGTTGTAGCCGAGCGTGCCAGCCTCAGACGCCCCGCCCTGGTGGAGTTCGACTCGCTGGAAGTATACATACAGCAATTATACATCAAATATTACGGTGATCCCCATGAGGATGTCGAACGTGCCGCCACCAGCCCGCTTGAGAGGGTTATAGGGTACAACGAGGCCGCCTACTCCTTCTTCACCACCTACAGGGACGGTGCGGGAAAGCCGCTCAGACCGGAGAAGGTCACGCTCTATACGCTCCAGGCACGTGTCCTGGATGCAGTCATCCGGCTGCGCGACAGCAATGCGGAATGCGGTTTCGGACGTGGCGGATCCCGTTTCAACGTATGGGACAGGCTGAGTGAGATGGTGAACGATCTGCTGAAAGTGCGGGACAGCAAAGGCAACACCCGCTATCCCCACAAACTTCCTTCGACGGGAAAGACGCTCAAGCGTAAAGTGGACCAGTATGAGGCGGAAGGCTTCATCGCTTTGGTGCACAAGAACAAGGGCAACACGTCCGCCGCCCTGATTAGGGACGAAGAGGACGAGGCGATCATGCACAAGCTGCTTTCCCAGCATATGAACTTGAATAACGCACAGATCATGGAACAGTACAACAAGATAGCCTCCATATTGGGGAAACCGGAAATCAAGAGCCCTGTCACGGTGGACAGGTACCGGAAGATGATGGAATCCACCACCCTGGGGCACCAGCGCGGTACCGCCGCGCTGAGGAACTCCCTCGAGATGCAGCACAAGCGCGAGGCTCCGAAGACCGCCATGACCTATTGGACACTGGACGGATGGGACGTGGAACTGGTCTACCAGAAGAGGCAGCCGATGGACAAAAAGGTGAACGGTGAGACAAGGACTTACAAGAAAACCACCTACCACAACCGCAAGACTATCGTGGTGGTGCTGGACGCCTGCGGCAAGTACCCGATAGGATACGCCGTCGGCGACCATGAGAGCCCGGCATTGATACGCGAGGCGTTGCGCAACGCCATCAAGCACGCCCGGGAACTGTTCGGTGCACGGTACAAGCCGCTGCAGTTGCAGAGTGACAACTACCAGAAGGGGGTGATGGTTCCGTTCTATGAGGCGATGACGGTGCACTACATCCCCGCCGCGCTCCACAACGCCAAGGCCAAGATCATCGAGCCCTACTTCAATTATCTGAACAAGACGTACTACCAGCTGGAGAAGAACTGGAGCGGGGTGAACATCAACAGCAAGCGCGGCTCCCAGCCCAATATAGAGATCCTGAACTATAACCGCCACCTGATCCCCGACGAGGAGGGCGTGCTGGCGCAGATACACGGTATTATGCAAAGGGAGCGGGCCAAGAAGCTGGAGGCGTACATGGCCGCATGGGAACGCACCCCCATGGAACGCCGGATGCCGTTCTGCGACGAGGAATACCTGTTTCTCATGGGCGACACGACGGGACGCACCAACCGGCTTACCGGCAAGGGGCTGCTGATCGAGCTCTTCGGGGAGAGGATCAATTACGAGAGTTTCAACATGGAGTTGCGCAATCATTTCCACGAGGACTGGTCCGTGCACTACGATCCCGACGATTTGTCGCAGGTGCTTATCGTCAATGCCGAATCCACCAAAGGGCACCGGCTGGCAAAGGAGACCGGGGACCTGAAATTCCTCCTGCAGCGCGACATGAAGACACCGATGGCCCTGATCGACCAGAAACCCGAACATTTCGAGCACCGCAGGAAGGTGGACGAGTTCAACCGGCAGTTCGAGCGGCGGTATGTGGCCAGACAGGAGCAGGTGGACGAGGTGATAATCGCCATGCAGGAGCGGAACCCGCTTCTGAAGAGCAACAGCCTGTTGGACCGTGCCCTGCTCACTGACAGCCGGGGACGGCACAAGGACCGCAAGTATGAGGCACGTGGGCAGACGGTGGAGGACGTGGATTTTGAAGAGATTGCGCCCGGACCTCTCAGGGTTCCGTCCCCTCTTGCGGATGACGATTACGAATGGGACGACGCCGACATGAATTTTTCAAGATGATTTAATAACACTTTAAAAACAGCATAATTATGGATAAGGAAGCATTGAAACAGTACATAGAGAATTTGATAGCCCGTGGTTCAAAACCTTCAGAACTGGCCCGTCGCTGCGGTGTGTCCGACGCGGCCATGTCCCAGTTCCGCTCCGGCAAGTACGGTGCGAATGACGACAACCTGGCGGTCAGGATCGCCACAGGCCTTTATTTCTATGAGAATTCCCGCAATGTGGTTGATACCGTAACCTCTTACCGGCAGGTGAAGCGGGCGTTCGAGGTTGCCAGGGGAAAGAGCAAATGGGTATGTATCAGCAGCCGCAGCGGAAGCGGAAAGACACAGTCTCTGATCGACCTGTACAATCTGTGCGGTGACAAGGGGGTTGTATATATCAAGTGCCGCAAATGGAGCAGCCGCAAGTTCCTTACCAAACTGGCGCAGGCCATGGGAGAGAATGTGACGCGCTATATGGATAATGACAGCCTGCTGGACCTGTGTATCGCGCACATGAATTCCCTGTCCTCCTATAAGCCCGTCCTGCTGATCGATGATGCCGGCAAGCTCACGCATTCGGCCATGTGCACGCTTATTCCCCTGTATGATGACACGCTGGGGCGCATGGGGTGTCTGGTGGCCGGCACGGAAACGCTGGAGCGCAATATCAGGCGGTATGTGGGACGTATCGAAGGGTATGACGAGATAGACGGGCGTTTCAGCCGCAATTACATCACCCTTCTGGGCGCTACCAAAAAGGATGTCATCGCCATCTGTATGGCCAACGGCGTGCAGGACAGGGAGACGGCGGAAGAGATATGGGGAAAACTTCCCAAGGTCAAGAAGCAGCCGCGTGAGGACGATCCCCGCCAGGTATTGTTCGCCGATGACCTGCGCGAGCTTTCGGGAATGATAGACAATGTGGTAATCAGACAGGAAATCAGCAACGGAGGAGCCGGCTTATGATCAGGTCATTGTCGTTTGACAACATATTGAACAAAAAATACGAATACATCCCCTTTTCCAAGGATTTCATGGATGCCTTTGGAAAGAGGCAGAAGTCCGGGGCGTGGATCGTATACGGCAAGTCCGGACAGGGAAAGACCTCCTTCACCTTCCAGTTGGCCAGGGAATTTGACCGTATCGGCTACAAGGTGCTGTTCATTTCCCTTGAGATGGGTGTCGAGTCCGATTTCAGGGACTCCCTGCTCGGATTCATGAATTCGTCAAGGAGCGGGATGCTGTTCTGGGACGAGGTCCCCACTTTCGATGAGTTTGACGAATTCCTCGGGAAACAGAGATCCCCGGACGTGGTCATCATCGACTCCCTGCAGAGTCTTGAAGGCGAGATGGACGTCACCGCCAAACAGCTGGTCGAGCTCAGGAAGAAATACAGGAAGAAGATATTCGTATACATCTCCCATGTGGAGGGGAAGGAGGTGCAAGGCACGGTGGCCTACAGAGTCAAGAGGGACTGCTTCTCCCGCATAGAGGTGAACGGGTTCTGCGCCCGGTACATGAGCCGTGGTGTTCCCGGTCCGAAAGGATTCTATGTGGTCTGGAAGGAGGGCTATGAGAGATGCTGGCTCAGGAACAGTGACGAACCATTTAACAGCAATAGCAATGAACAAGACAATTGAATTACCCGCGACAAATGCCCAGAAGCGGTGCATACACCGCCTCAGACGGCAGTTCGGACTGGACGAGGATGAATACAGGCATCTTGTCCGGCAGTTCAGCGGCGGACGGACAACGACGTCCGCGGAGTTGTGCAAAAGCGAGGCCGCAAGGCTGATCGGGACGCTGCTCGATCCCGACGGAAGAAAGGATCCGGAAAGACGGGAGAAACTGGCACTGGTCAAGGCCATTTACGCCGTGTCAATGGACATCGGTTTTCTCAACAGGAGCTACCGCAGCGACAATCCCGTGGAGGTTGAGATGAACAAGGCAAAGATCACCTCCTTCCTGAAGAGCCACGGAGGATGCAGGAAGCCGGTGTCAAGTCAGAACCTGGAGGAACTGAAGGCCACACTGAAACAGCTGAAGGCCATAAGACGGAAGGAGGAGGTATGAGAATGAAGCACCTTGTGTATGCGATATCCGCCCTCTCGGCTTTCACGGGCATGATAGTTAATGATGACTTCTGGGCGAAAACATGGTCACTGAACGCCATGTTATGGATTCTGGTAGCATGGACAAACGATAATAACAATAACAATAACAATGATGACAATGGAAAAGACGAAATTCGAAAAGGAATGTGCTGACATGTGTGCCGATTGCCACGCCAAAGGACTGGACATCTGCCGGGAGGACGCGGACACCGTGCAGCCGATGTTCGCCCGGTGCGGGCTGTGCGGGAAGGTGTTCTGTGAATACAACAACCACATGACCGTGAACCATCTCTGCTGGGAATGCCAGACAGCCATAGAACAGAACGTTGACTGCAACGAGGAGATAATCGACCCTGATTTATTCAGGAATTTATTCACTAATAAATAAGAACAGATATGGATATCAAGAATTTATCTGAAAAGGAACGTGAGGCCCTGCTAAGCAAGCTGCAGGCCGAAAAGAAAAGAAAGGACGGGGACCGAAAGAAGAACTACCAGAAGCTGCGTGCCAGATTCCTCGCCTCTGTGGAGAGGAAGCTCCGCAAGTATATCAAGGACGGCCAGGAGTTCAAGGAATGGCTCCGTAAGGAGGCCACCGCCTACTATGACCAGCTGAAGGAGTACGGCGGCCTGAAACGTGACGAGCAGCTCGGGTTCGAGGTGAAGAATGACACTTTCAAGGTCTCCGTCAAGGGGAACCGGGTCAAGGGCTTCGACGAGAGGGCAGACGTGGCAGAGAAGCGCCTTGTGGACTACCTGAACGCATGGATCGGCAAGAAGGGCGATGACGGGCGCAACCCCATGTACAAGCTGGCCATGTCGCTGCTCCAGCGCAACGAGGCCGGGGATCTTGACTACAAGTCCATCTCCCGCCTGTACGAGCTCGAGGACGACTTCAACGACCCCGAATATTCGGAAATCATGCAGCTCTTCCGTGAGAGCAACGTGGTGGAAGGCACGGTGATCCGCTTCTACTTCGAGGAGAAGGACGGAAACAATCAATGGAAAAGAATAGAACCCTCATTTAACAAGATGTAAGTTATGATGCACAATTGGTTTGAATGTTCCATCCGCTACGAGAAGGTGGCGGAGAACGGTATGAACAGGAAAGTAACGGAAGCCTATCTGGTCGATGCGCTCAGCTTCACGGAAGCGGAAGCCCGTATTATTGAAGAAATGAACCCGTATATCAACGGTGAATTTACTGTTTCGGGCGTCAAACGCGCCGGTTACAGCGAACTGTTCCCCTCTGAGGAAGATGCGGCCGACCGCTGGTTCAAGTGCAAGCTGTTCTTTATCACGCTGGACGAAAAAAGCGGAGCGGAGAAAAAGACCCCCACTACCGTACTGGTACAGGCTTCCGATCTTCGCGATGCCGTAAAGAAGCTGGACGAGGGGATGAAGGGCACGCTGGCGGACTATGTCATCGGCTCCCC